CCTCCATTTCCAAGCGGCTAATTCAGCCAAGTTTTCTTTCTTCTCCTGATCGTCCAAAAGGTCAGGATCGACATACTCACAGGTGAGCGTCAGTCCATTCTCTATTTTCAGACTAGGAACTATCCGATTACTCGGCCCAAGTCGCAATCCAAATTTCTTTGTCGCTCTGTACGCAAGAGGGCCTCTGAAGCCCAAGTCATGCGTTGTCAGACCTAAGGGTCTAATTTTTCCTATGTTCCAGCTAAACCAAGCCAATGCGGCGCGATACCGCAAGGACCCCTTGAGTCCGGCAATAAAATCATCAAAACCCTTCGAGAGAGTATCAAGAGATTCTGACTCCCGTAACATTCCCATTCGGACAGTCGCTACCACTCGATAAAAGGCGCCGAAACGCCGACAAAGAGTGGAAGACCGTGGACCTAAGCAACTCGTCAAGGATAGCCTCGGCAACTTCTATAGAGAGGTTGTCAGTGGCACTCTTGTAGTCCCCAGACGTCAAGGTCTCACCTTCGACGTAGGAAAAACCAGCGCGCTGTAGAACGTCAGTTGAAAAATCGCCGCGGCAGAGCCACTTCTCGCGCGATAGTCTATCATAGATCGCTTTGTGAAGCGGTCTCAAGTGTATCGCGTCCGCCGAGAATTTGCTCAATGGGCGAGGCTTACCCGCGCTTTGAACGACAGTAAGAGCCGAAGACGTACTAAGAGGACGGGTTGCCCCGTCCAAACAAGTAGTCAGGAACTCATCGTGCCGAAAGCGACCTGGGCAGGGCTCCGTGTTGGACACGAACCCGTGAAGTCCGCCCGCACTGCGGCGATTCTCCAAACATGCTGACAAAGAAGGATCGGTTGCAAGCACACAAGATTCGTAGGATCCGGAATCCCACCCGTGAGGGAACAGGTTCCGAACGATCCTACGCGCAAATGTGATGTAACCGCGAGGAAGAGAGGGGGGTGGAGACTGGAAATGGTTAGCGACGGATGAAAGCAAAGGGGCTTCCATACACCGGCATGACGCCGGCTGTAGCTTCTTGATTGAATTCCATGCAAACTCTGCATGCTGGTCCACGGCAGGACAAGCTTGCAGATAGCACTTCGTTTCCCTACTAAGGTCGACACAATTATCCGAGATAGGCTCGAATCTCGGTGCCTCGCAGTTGTAGAGGTATTTCCAAGTAGCTACCGCTTTCCAAATTGTCTCACAGAGACGGGAACGGTAAGCTCGACAAGAGCGTCGAGTAGCGTACGCTTCAGTAAACTTTGACATAAATCCTTACGGTGATCAAAGGCAGGCTGGAAACGCTTAAAGTCCTA